CCACGGCAGCATTCACGGCCTCACTCCTGTAGGCACTGTTGACCATGATAGGCTTGCCTCCTAGCGTGGTTTTAACCTGTTCTAGGAACACTGCCAGGCGCATAAGATTGGCTTTCTCATATTCGCTGGGAGTGTTATCTAGTTCCCGATGGTCTGTGACCGTGAGTTCTTCTAGGGTAAAGTGTTCAGTAAGTAGTGTCATTTTGTGGGCGTGCTCTGGTGAAGAAGTTGATCCTTGTTCTGGCTAGATGCAGAACTTCCAAAATAGAACCCAATAATGCCAGTCCAGGCAGTCCCTAAAGAACCCAGCATAATGTCGATCTGTGGGGCGTGTTGTATCTGACCGTACATCAACCCAAACAGAATGCCAAAAAACCCGCCTGTGACCCCTACAGCAAGCACAGGGGGTATCCATGAACGGGTGGTGGTCTGCATCTCTCTGGCAGACTTTCTGTCTTCTACCGCCAGCTGCTCAAAGTCCAAGCTCATCTCCTGAGCTTTTGCTTTCAATGCCAACTCAGCAGACTGAATGCTTGCGATCTGGTCAGCAGTCAGTTTGCCAGAATTGATCGTGTCTTGTACCGCATTAGGGTCAATACCTAGAGACTTGGAAACGGCCTCTACTGCCATGCCAGCAAGTGGACCGCCCAGGCATGAGGCAATTGTCGGTGCTAGTGTTTTAAGCCAATCCATTCTTATGCTCCTTACTCTTTTGGTAATCTAAGTGAATCCCGTACATCAATAGTGCAAAGGCCGTTAGGAGGACAAAGCAGCCAGCCAATAACGCTGCACGAACTTGCCATTTGTCAATGAACTGCCGTCTCTTGAGAGCAGCCAGCTCCACGGCTTTTTTTGTTCACGCTCGACTTTTTCTCGCTCTTTTCGTACAACTTCCCGCATCTCTACAAACTTGCTCCAGAGTCCTGGCATTCCTATTTGATAGATGATCATCTCTCTAAGGTCAGTCTCCATCTGCTCCAGCTGCTGCTGCCTCAAGATGCGGTTCATGGCCTCCTCGTTGATAGAGATATTCTTGGGTAAAGGGTTCTTTTTTGCCTCTTTCTCAGCCTCTTTATATGATTCCTGATGGGTAAAGAATGCCCCCAAATGACTACCAACGTCCTGGACAATATCGCTTACGTCTTTACCGTCCTTCTTAAAGTCTTGGTAAAGGTCAATACACTCTCGAATACCCGCATGGGCAGCTTTGCACGCTGCGAATATTGTGATTGGGTCCAATCAGAACCCCTCTCCAGGTGTGATGTAGCAAGTGGCATTGGCAGCATCTCCAATGATTTTTGCGTACACATTAGCACCAGGTCCCACCTGTATGTTTGTGAATACCTTGTACGAATAAGGTGGTAGCGCTATGACTGGACACGGACCAGCGTCTGGTAACGCAATGTTAAAATTACTGGTGGCGTTAATCTGTACATACACCGCAGAGTTTGTATCAGCATTGGCTAGATAATATTGTTGGCAAGGACTGTTAGATTGAATAGTAAACACATTGGATTGCGTGTTTGCAGCACCATTAGCAATCATCCTAACAGTATTGCCCATCTGTTGGAATGGAATGTTATTAGCCATTTCAGTAAACCTTTCCACCACCACCAGAGGTAGGTGACTTCTTGGTGTTGTAACTAGGCGTGCCAGAGAAGTCAATNACTGACCTAAACCCGCCCATAGGCAATGTGCCAGGCTGTCCATCTTTCCATGCCAGCAGACCCGTCACGGGGTAACTGGGGACGCACAGACTTGGCAATCTGTTGGTTTACCTCATGGGGTCTCTGGTGCTTAGAGTTAGCCATGTTGCTGTTTTCATAATCAGCCTTGGGACTCATAGGGTTCTTGTTGCGGTTGCTGCTTGGCATGACTAACCTCCTTGTTCTTTACAACTAAATAACTGAATAACACAAATATAGCAAGTGTTGCTACCCTTGTCCAATCACCCGCCCACAACGTGTAGGACGTTAATCCACACGACATGATGAGTGCCAGAATCGTGATTAGACGATCTGAGATAACCTTCAACGCCAACGTGATCAATGAGACTTTATCCATAGAACCCCCTTAAAAAGCCCTATTATGCCTCGTTTTCCTCGTCTTCTAATCCCATAAACCCACTACCCCACTCGTCATCTTGCATCTTCATCTTGATGGCCTCCAGCTTGAGAGCACGGTCTATCACCTTGGTTTTGTCGGTAATCGTGGCAGTTGGGTCAACCATGACCGCTTTTAGCATTTCAGAGATGGCTGTCTCTAGTGCTGGGTTTATACCCTTTTCTTTCTTCTTGCTCATCTCTTAGCCTTGCGCTTTCCTTTTTTGGACTTTCTAGCCGATGACAAAGCGATAGCAATAATTTGCTTGCGTGGACGGCCTCCCTCTTTTGTGAGTTTGCTAATGTTATTTGATATTGTTTCACGGCTAGTACCTTTTTTGAGTGGCATGGTCTACTCCTATCGGTTTTGTTCAGTTGCGCCAGGAATGGCATACGGGACAGTTAAACCTTTTGTGATGGCCTCACGTTGTCTCTCACCACGAGCAGCTGCCAAACGTGCAGCCTTAACCTGGTCAGCAAACGTCTTACCAGTCACGCCTGGGGTCAACAAAGTCTTTTGCAAGGAGCTGGCAACTGGCGGGGTCATGCCCGTGGTCTTGCCATAAACACCTGGGGCTAACTGTAGTGCAGCGCCACCAAAATCACCCCTAATCAATTTAGACAACGCACCTGATTCAGCCTCGCCACCAAACTCACCGATGTCCACCCCTAGTCCAGCGGTCTTAGAACCCGCTGTAGGCAACATATATCCTCTGGTGCGAGACATGGCCTGTTCTGTCTCCATCCTGTTTGCAAACACGTCATAGGCTGCTTTAGAAGGGAATATGGGGCGTAATAGTTCTCTGGCCTTGGGTGTGGAGAAAATAGCCGTGGCCTTGTCCAACATATCCCGCTTACCCGCCAACGCCTCCTTGACCGCCTGTGCAGCACCCAACTGGAAGTATTGTTTGTCAGTAGGTGACAACTTAGAAATTTCGTAGGCAATGTTGCTGGGGTCTGCGGAGAAAACTCTTCTTCCCTTATCTAACATTCTGTCAGCCCGTGTAGGACCAGCCCACAATTCTCGTGCTTTCTTATAATCAGGATTAACCTTATCCAAATAATCCAAATAATCTTTTTTTAAATCTAATAAAAGTGCGCCTTTAGGAGTAAATTTTCCTGACAATTTGTCCTGTTGCTTATCTATAACTTGATCTAAACCCTTTTTCAGAAGGTCATAGATTCTGAAATCATTTGATTCTGGTTTCATTTGTAGGTAAGTTACCTTACCCGCTTTGTCTCTAACAGGTATTTCTACCAATTCATTTATTGTTGGTGGCAGTTTGGGAATAGGTAATCTTTCAATTTTTAATGCCTCTCTACCTTCAGCCAATACATTATTAGGCATTGCTTTTATAAGAATTGCCAACTCTTCTGTATTTGGAATCTTTACTTTGTTTGCAGCATCATAGAAAGGTGCAGATGCTTGTTTCCTAACCGTGTCCAAATCCCGCTTTAACTTGGCAACATCTACCCCTTTTTTGCCAATCATGGTCTGTTCAACGTCTTTAGAGATTCTGTTGAACTGGTCTAGTTGTCGTTGGTTTAGGAACTTGGTAGCCTCTTGTCTGGCCTCACCAGGCACGTTGGTAGCCACCCGCATCAAACCTCTGAGGTTTTCCCCAGCAACGTCTGCTAGTGTGACATCTGCACCTTTGGCTGCACTTTTCATCTTGGCAGCCAACTCTTCTGGCGTGGTCTTGTCGGCCTCTAGTGCGTCTGCAATCTTTTTGGCAGCAATCTTGTCTGGGTTGCCAAACAAGTTGCGAAAAGCTGGAGCAGCCGTGTCCACTGCAATGCGTCCAACTCCACCTAAAACACCGCCCACTACACCGCCTTTTGCCATCTCTGAGGGTATGTCTTCTGTTTTCTCAGCCCCACCCGCACCAGCTTTCATGCCAGTTTCTACACCCGTGATTGTGCTTTTTAGAAAGCCTGGCAGTCTGGCTGCAAAGTCAGGTGCATACTTTTTGAGTGCAGTTAGGGCTAGATTACCGCCTACCTCAAGCGCAGCGGGGACTTCTGCCATGCCCATAGTTGCCACAGCTGGCAACATTGCACCACCTAATTGAGCAGCTGTAGCACCACCTGGTGACGTGGACTCAAACTGGCGTAACTCTTCTCGCTCGGCCTTGACCGCCTCTGGGTAACTGGGTTGCCCAGGAATCATTGACCTAAGACCCGCTAGAGCCTCTTCTCCAAATCCTAGAGTAGCACCTTGTAGTGCCTCTTTTAGGACAGGACCGCCTGGTATTGGTTTGACTTCTTTATTGTCCACTTGCTGCCCTTCTTATTTCGTTTTGGAAATATTGTGTAAATGGCATTCTGTTAGGGTTCAATACTAAGTCCTTTTCTGTTGAACCAGGTGCAAATAATGGATTGTTGTTCAAGTATCTATTCCAACTTTCTTCTGCACCCATCAATGTTTTGTTAGCAGAAAAATACCGCTCTAGGTATTCATTGTGGTCAACAGCACGTTTACCAACTTCTTTTGTGACGTTGATAATTTGTTGATTAGTCGCAGTAGGGTTAGATAAACTGATGCTAGACTTTTCAAACATCTTGCGTTCTGTGTCAGACAATGCACCCTCACCCTTGACATAGGCGTTTCTAGCCTGATTCTTGGCAATAGAGTCAAACCGTGCAGCGTCACTACTAAATGCAGTTTGCAACTCACCACCATACGGGATTCTGGCTAACCCACCTGTGGATATCCTTTTTAGAATGTCCTCGGCCTCGGTCATATCATTGATGGTGTTTCTAGCCTTGTTTGTGGCAGTCGCATTTGTAGCAAATTCTGTCTCTGCTTTAGCCAATTCTTTTAAATATGTTTGGCTTTTTAGTTTGTCAGTCAAACCTCTGTAAGGATTTTGTAAAGCAAGCGGAACGCCTAATTGATACACGCCATTGATATCAGGAGTACCTAGCTCTGATTCTTCTCCTCGTGACTTGGACTGTTTAGCCTCTGCTGCAATCTGGGCCAGCTGTACTCTAAGTTCTCGATCACGTTTCTTGTCTTCTTCTCTAGAAATGCGTGCTCTCTCTTTTTCGTCTAAATTAGCCTGTGCAATACGTTGTTTGTCCCGCATTTCTACCAGAGATTTAACCTTGTCATAGGCGTATGCTGGGCCGTACTTCTCCATTGCGTCTTTGATAAACGTGGCATTGTTCTGTGCAACTGTATCCCGCAAGGCAGCCATTCCAGCGTCTCTATTTGTTGAATAGAGCTGTAGATCGTCTTGCATCTTCTTGTAGAGAGAATCTATTGTCTTGTCCAGAGTCTTGATATTTTCGTCAAAAATGTCTTTTTCTTTCTTGTAAACGTCTGCACGGCCTTTCTGATGGCCTTCTAGCATCCCGTTCATAGCAGACATGGCAGCCTGGGCGTTGCCCTTGGACTTGCCACCAATCATAAATCCTAGAAGATTAGTGATAGTAAAGAGAGTCCCTAAGTCTTGCACAGTTTCTTGTGTAGGGACAAACTTCATGTCTGCCCGTTCTTGTGTCTTCTGTCCTACTAGCGCACGGGTGGGGTCTTCTGCCATGCTCTTGGCATAGGTTTCAGCAACACCTTTCTCGCCCGCAGCCATCTCAGCAGAAGTCTTGGCCTGTTGTTCTGTCTGTGCCTTCTCCAACTCACCCTTGGCAGTGGCAGACTCCACCAACTGTTCGTCTAGACTTTTAGTTGGACTTGCAAGTGATCTTGTTGATTCTGCTTTTTTGGGTGCTAAATCCTGTGCGCCAAACGCCCCAAATGTGCCTGATCCTAGTTGTCCTAATACTGTTGCCATATTAACTCCTTGGTGCAGTTGGTGTGGGTTCTCCAGGAGCGCCACCAACTAGTGTTCTAGCAACATTCATTGCGTAGCTTGAGGTCAGGTTGTTGACATATTGGTCAGCCTGTACACCAGCTTGAATAGCACCTTGAGCAATCTTGTCACCCACAGACTGCAACTGTAGACCCAAATTGAGCTGACTTTGTAGCAATTGTTGCGATAGTGCGTTGATTTGATTTTGCGCTTGTTGTGCCCCTACACCACCTCTAGTAGCAATATTTTGCGCTGCTTGTGCTTGTTGAGCCTGTAGTATCTGTTGGTTAGCTGGTGTGAGTTCACCCCTTTGTGAGGCTGCCAGCAATGCTTGACCTTGCTGTTGATAAGGTGCTGCCTGTGCTTTTAAAGCATCTTGTGCAGCTTGACCTTGCGCCTGTGCGGACCTAGCAGCTCTAGCGCCTAAAAGTGTTCCAACTCCAGCAATTCCTAGACGTGCTAATGTGTCACCAGATAAACCT